ATTAATAAAATTTAACGGCTCATAGTAATAATCTTCCAAAGTCTTTTCAAACTTTTCAGACGGCCCATGTAAGGCGGCGGCGGCTTTTGCACAATTTCGCGCCAGCTTTTGCACTTTGTGAGATTTTAAAATTCCGTCAGCTTTTGCACAAGAAAGCCCGTTTAAAGATGATTTAAACGGGCTTTAAATTTAACTAGCCATTCCACTCTTCGACATACAAGTAAACGGAATAGGATACGTCGATTTTAGGCTTATCATAGTTGGTACGAATGGATACACCTTTGCCGTCTTTTGCACAAATCGCATGATTGAGAAACAAGACTACCAGATTGTTATGCTCAAGAGAAAGCGTGACACGCGGGTCTTTATAGGTATTGGCGAAGGTAACTTTAGTCCATGTATACCCGCCGTCAGCCCACATTTCCTGCGTTAAATGGATTTTCTCGCATTTCTTCATACCTAAAAGGCTTCGCAGCTCAGCGATTTCTGTTGCCTGTTTAGATTGTTTTTCGGCGACTGCTTCCAATTCGGCAATCTTCGCCCGCAATGCAGACACTTCTGCTGAAGCGGCCGCGCCCGCAGCTGCCGTTTTTGCGGCTTCCAAATCAGCGGTAACGGCAACAATTTCCTTATGCAGTGCTTCAATTTCCTCACTTTCTTCAGCTTTGGAAACTTCGGTACGCAATGCTTGAAGTTGCTCTGACAATGCGGCGACGGTTTGGTCTTTCTCCGTCAACCGCGTTAGAACAGATTCAAGATTTGCGCGCTGACTAGCCAATTCTCTCGCATGATTAGACAGCTCTTCTTTACTCTCTTCCAACGCCAGCAAACGGCCTTCCAGCGAGCCTGCCTGTTCGATAGCACGTTGTGCAACATTCAATCGCTCTGACAATGCGGCAATCTCTTCACTTTCTTCGGCATCTTTGACAGCTGCTTCCAAACGCGTGATTTTAACAGTCAAATCGGCAATAACTTTTGAATCGACGGCAGTACCTGTTGCTGGCTGAACAATGATTGCCTGGCCACTCACATCAATGGATACTGCCTCTTCATGAATCACGCCGTCTTCCACGCCAAGCTCTACACGGCTAATTGACGGCGATACCGTCACAACGCCGCGCAGATAGGTTTTAACGACATTACCGGTTACTGCGCGTAAGTCATATTCAGCACGGCTCCAAGTAATATCGGCAGTCAAACTTGCCGGGAAAAGCAACCAAACATCACTGCCATCAATAGAAATTGTTGGCTGGATGATTGAGCCGTCAGTAGCTCGGATATCCATGACAAATTTGCTCAAAGATAGATCAAGCGGCTTATTTTCGGCTGTCAAGGACACTTTAAAAAGGTGCGTGTCACCACGATAAAGCGTGAAATATTGTGTTTTCGGCTGCATTTCAGACGGCCTTTCTTTTACCTTGTGACAACTCTGCCAAGTCAACCGGCGAACGTAATGACGGCTCGGTCACTCCCATTACCTCACCGCACCATTCCGAGCAGAACCATTTATCTGCAGACTGCCTCAAAACACGACGGAAAAACGATGTCACGCATAACACACCCAATAAATCATAGCGCTTGCCCTTAGTGCATCTCCACAAAGAAAACAGACGCCCCATGACAATTTGTTGATTATCCAGCGCAATCAAATCCCACTTTTCGGCAGGCAACGGCATACGTTTGCAGCGCACACCACCATCACGAAAAGATGATGAATAGCAATCAAAGAGGCCGTCTGAAAACGCTACCGGCACCGCAATTTCACAGTGAGAATATTGACCGCCGGTAACTTTGCGTATTACCCATTCTATAATGCGGAAAGCCAAGTCCTTGGGCGTTTTTATCGTCTTGCGGCCTTTATATAAAGCCAAATAGACTTTTGCCATTTTCAGACGGCCTCCGGCAAAGAGAATGCAATCTCGATTTTGTCTAAATCAGATTGTTTCTTAGCAGCTTCAATTTTGCTTTGCAGCGCTTGGCGCTGGCCTGCCACATGGGCGGCAAGTTGCTCATAAGCCAGCGTTTTACGCAACGCAGCAGCCTTAAGCGTATCAGCCGGGATACCACGGGCTGTGGCAATACCGTCAAGCACCGGCGTTGACGCGGCTTTATCTGCCTGCCAAGCCTTCGCCTCAGCGGCTTGAATTGACCAGCTTGCAAACTCAAATTCAGGTACGCTGTCGATACCCGCGTGCTTGTTAATAAAAGCCTGAGCGGCAGCATTTAATGCAACGAGTTTTCCGGATTTTACGCCGTCAATATTTGCCGATTCAGGCGGGGTCAGGCTGATGCCATCGGGCAAATCACCTAACTTATCCCACACCTGCTCTTGCTCACCGACAAAAACTACGCATCCGCGATAGTCGGGAATTATCTGCCAACCTTGCCCATCCCACTGGGCGGCCTGATATTGTGCGAGATCAGGCATTTCAGCTTCGATGCTGGCGCGGCCGTCATCAAAATATTGCTCCTCTACGAACAAGCCGTCTTGGTCAATCACGCATCTTGTCATTTTTTAACTCCTCAATCTGCTTCTTAAGGTCATCAATTTGAGCAGACATTTCTTGAATCGCTTTTGTTAAAACGGGCACAAATGTCTCATACTCAATTGTGTAAGTGTCCATCCTGCAATTCACCATCGGCAGTTTGCCGTACTCAGCTTCTAATGCAGCAACATCTTGAGCAATAAACCAATGCTGGATGCGATCTTCTTTGTAGCGTCCGTCTTTGGTTGGGGCCTGCCACCACTCCCGCAGTTTTTCTGCGCGCTCTTCCGGCGGCAAATCGGTAAAAAGTTCGTCGGTATAAGCGTCTCGGCGGTCATATACTCCAGTTACCGGTCGCAGCTTTTTAACAAAATCCAAACCGATATCCAGTGGTGCGATATCCGTTTTGTCGCGGGCATCCGAACGAATATTTACCGCTGTCGGGGCGTACAATGTTTGTCCCGACCCGCCAAGCTGAATCTCGTTACTTCCATTGATTCGCGCACCGTAACCAATCGCAATGGCATTAGTTATTTTCCCGCTTAAAACATTTCCCTGAACATTTCGATATCCTGCTGAATCGCCAATAAAAACGCACTGCTCACTACTAATAGTAGGCGCGCACCAATATCCCACAGCGACACTTGAATAATGCGTTCCATTTCTGAATGATGATGCCCCAACCGCCACAACTTTTTGGGGGTTACTGCTTGTCAACATGGCATCTGCACCAATAACAGTAGAATATGCACCGCTGACTGCATCTTTCAGTGCATTCGTACCAATCACTGTTAACTCTTCATTCTTCGCTGCCGAAGATGATGACGAATAGACATATTTAAGCTCCGCCACTCCTGATGCGTTAAGTTCTTTAGGACTACGGACTTTAATACTACTTTCTGTTACTTCAACCACTTCAGCAGGCACTACATCACCCTGAACTGTCTTGGCTTCGCCTGAAGTGAGGCGGATTCCCACCCAATAACCGACTTTTGCGCCGCGAATATTGCCAAATGTCAAAGTAATATTACTGCCGCTTTGGGTATAATTTCCGCTCTCAGTGCCAGTCCATAGCACATCGCCTCCATTCGGAGCGCTGGTTCGTTCTAAGTTCTCTAACGCCGAAGCACCAATCGCGGTCACTTTTTCAGCTTTTTTTGTATTTCTTGCAGCACCTCCACCAATTGCAGTTTGCGCATCTCGTCCTTGGTACATCTGTAAAACAGATTCGCCGATAGCTACGGTGCGAGACGTTGGGGATGGCCAAAAAACTTCAATATCGCCAGTCAGTCCTATTGGGGCAACACCGGCCAACGCTGCCGAACCTAATACCACATTCGAATAGCCAGTTCCCAGCCCCTGACCTGAATTTCTGCCGATTGCTACATTTGAAAAGCCGCTAGTGATGCCGCGCCCAGCATTACCGCCGATACCGATGTTGCGCGTGCCGTGCATCTTAGACTGGTCGTACCATTCCGTTTCGGCCTGTACATTAATAAGACTGTCTGGGCCAATAGAAATATTGTCGCGACTAATACGGGAAAAACCTTGTGAACGATCACCAATTGCGATAGCTGAAACACACTTTTCAGTTTGATTCATTGCACCTTCGCCAATCGCTACAATTCCAGCACCAGTCCACTCATTCGATTTAATGTTCGCGGCGGCCCCTGAGCCAGAAATGAATCGACCGATACCGCTTCTGATAGGCTGGTATTGAACATCGACAGTTTTGCCGTTAATCACAAACTTGCCGTTTGTGTATTTGTTTTTTTGCGGGTAGGTATTACCCGTATCAATTGACAAACCCAAGCAGTCGACAACAATGCCAAGCGCGGCGGCTTCAGCGGCATTTAAAGTTGCTAGTGCATTGTTTTTGCTGGCCACATAGCCAAAATCATGTAGGTTAAGCATCCCTGAAAACACACGCTTCCAGCGCGTGCCGTCGGTAGAAACAATAACGGTACAACCGTTATCAGCGGTAGATTTATCTGCTTTATCCGCCACGAACACGCCGCCGCCCACTGTTGTATTGGGGTGATAGGCGTTAACGTTTACATAACCATCACCGCTGTATTTACGCAAAGCCTCAATACTGGCCACTTGAGAAGCATCGGCGGCCAGCGTTTTAATAGCTGATAAGACTTGGGCATGGTCGGCTTTGTTAGGCTCAATGCCAACCGCGTTTAAAATGCTGTACAACTCGCCTTGCAATTGATTCAACCACCATGCAGGCACTGGCGTACCGGGCGTGCGGCGGTCGCCGTCAATAAATTGCTTACTCGGGGTTTGGATTAAGTCCATTTTTATACCTCTTCTTCATACTCAAAACGGCAATAAGTCCATGCCGGTTTTAATTCTTCGAACATTGTTTCGATAATCGGGTCGGTGTATACACTGATGCGGTCGCCGGCACGGCTTTGTCCGGCTCTGAAAATATAGGCGGTGGCTTTTCCGTCGGCGATGTCGACGCACCAACGCCAAATAGCATCTTCAGTATTCAAACAATCTCCCGCACAGCTTTCACCGGCACGGAATTGGTCTTCTTCATAAATGTTTACGGTATAGCCTGCCGATTCAGCAATGGCAGTAAAGTAGGCAATGCTCAAACCGCCCAAGGCGTTGAGTTTGGCCAGCACGGCATCAGTACGTTGTTGGGTATTGGCTCCAGCAGGCGGGGTGATGGCCAGCAGCTCTTCCCAGCGGTACAGGTAATCGTTTCCCGCGTCAGGGAACGGCGCATTTCTCACTCCTTCCGCATGATCGGCCACAATATCAAACACACCCGCTTCAGCTTTGATTTCTGCCGTATCTCCTACGGTGTCGTAGCTGACAGGCGGGCGCATGGCGGCAAGTAAGGCTTGATGGCTCACGTGGTGTACTCCACGCTAATACTGCCAGCACGCAGCCAGTAAATATCTTCGGCACTTTCCCGGGGCTTGATATTGCTCACGGGTGTGGTTAAGACACGGTCACGCACGCCGTACACTTCGCTGATTAAGGTTTCCAACTGGCTTTTAATTAGGGTATCGCCGGGCTTTAAAGCATCAAAATAGGCATTCACAGCTGATTTGATGGCAGCGGTGGCCGTTTCGGTATCCGTGCCGCTGCTTAAGGTAATGGTGACGGCCACATTTACGGTCTGGATACTGGGTGCAAGGGCTAAAAAACCGTTTTTACGGGTAACAGGTCGTACCGCATCGACATGAGCTTGTACGGCGGCCAGTGTTTCCGCGCTGGGAATACCGTTTTCACCCAAAATAACGGCATCGACAAAGCCGTTGCCACGACGTAAAGGGTAGATAAATGCATCAACCACACCCGGCACTTCCAAGCACCAATTGCGGAAGTCGTATTGGTTACCGCCCGCAGCAGGTCGGCGCAGGCGTTCTTCATATCGTGCCAACAGGCTCTCATCGCTTTCGGCATCTGTACCGCCAACCATCGTTAGCAAGACGGCAGAACTGTCAATCCCCGCAGGTACGCTTTGCAGCGTAGCCGCGGTTTCGGCGGTTTGATTTTGAGCGCTACCCGAAACAGTGGCGATAACGGCTATCTCGGTGCTTCCAAGCGTACCGATAACGGCAGATTCGGCGGCTAAATACACCTTATCGCCCACATTGATTTGTTGGCCAACAGGCACCGTTGCACCGACCGCGCCGCGAACACGCACCTTACCGCCCGCAAAGGTGGCAGTTTTTCGGTAAATCCCATATTTGGCAGCGTGTTTTTCGAGGTAGGCACTGTCGGCGGTATCGGCAAACGCTTGACGCAAAATCCACTCTTGATGCTGGTATTGGCCTTCACCCACAGCAGCAATAGCGGTAGCACGTACATGGTTGTCGCTGCCTGCGTGCACATGGGCGGTAGGGTTTTGGTTTTGTAGGTCGCGCAGATAATTGGCGCGGATTTGCTCGAAATTAAGTGCTTGCGTCATATCACGGCCACTTTGTGACTAAGGGTTACGGTATCGCCTGCGGCATCGACAGCTTCAATATGCAATTTCAGCCAGCCGCGCTGCGGTGTGGATGTGGTTACTTGGATGGATTGGGCGCGTTTAGACTGAAGCACGGGCTGTAATGCTTGCTCGGCGTATTGCTTGGCCAGAACTTCAATGCGCTTTAAATGCTTTTGGCGGCGTAATTCGTGCAGGCGGCTGCCGAGCGTGCGGTCTGCCCAGTAACTGCCCAAGGGCGTTACCAAGCGGATATACAGCTCGTTTTCGATGGATTGGGCGGATTGGTTGACCACATAGCCGCCTGTTTGTGGGTTGAGTAAAGCGTCCATACCTGAATTTTCGGATATGGACGCTCTTTCTTTGAGTGGATTGATGTCAGACAAATATAGAAAGCCGCCTAAAAAACCAATAAGGATTCTTAGGCGGCCTTTAAAACCAGTTTAAATGACTTCACCGGTTTCCGAACCGTTGGTCTCAGTGTGTTTGTGGGTGCTGCCGACATCTTTACCGTTGTTGGTTAATTCGCCGGTAGTATGCAAATCGCCGACCATGTTCACGTTGCCGGTAAATGTCGTACCGTTACCGCCTTGCACGGCCATACCTCCATTGCCGTTGATTTGGCCTTGTGCAGTCAACACCGCAGAACATTCGACCTTTTCTGAAGTGATATTTACGCCGTTAGGTGCTTTAATATTTAATTTATCGCAGTCAATCTCAATGACGCGCCCCTTTTTTAACACCATCTTGGCACCGTCAGCGTTATAAACCGCCGTTTCACCATCAGACAAACCGGTAATGCGGTACGCGCCGTTTGTCGTGGTAACGATAATACCGTGGCTGGTTTTACCCCCCAACGGCACAACAACGCAATCACTCCCGGCAGGCGGATTGCTGGTAAAGCCGAAGTTTTCGGCATGCTCCAAGTCTTGCACGGTTTCGCCGTCCAAGCCTTCGACTTGGATTTTTTGCACACCGCCACCTGCCTGGACTCTGGCAACCTTTCCGCGAAAGCCCTGCCGGACAGTGTTAAACGCCTGTTTGATACGCTTATCTATGGTTTTAATATCCATTTAAATAACCTGCAATTCCTGTTTTGGCTTTTTAGCCTGACGGCGTTTATTCGGCTTGACTGGTGCTTGACCGTTGGCTTTTCTATTTTCAGACGGCTTGTGTGCAGTTTTCTTGCCATCTTTTTTGCCTGCGCCTTGTTTTTTCTTAGGCGGATCGGCATCCAACACCCATGCACCGTCTTCTTTAAGCGTTAATACAGTTTCCGTGCCTTGGCCTCTACCTCCGACAAAGGTACGCGCCATCAGGAAATACACCGCGTCGATGCCGTCCGGTTCGCTCAATACGTTGATTCGCTGACCCGGTTGCCATAAAGTACCGTCATCGGTTCGGTGTCCCTGTACCACCGCCGTGATGGTCAAGCCTTCCAAGCGGCTGTCTGCCAGGCGTTTCTTCGCTTTACGTTCCGCTTCCGCCTGACTGTCAACATCAGGCTCTGTCACGATTAAAGGCCGGCTCAGCTTAAGGGATTCATCTTTCACCGTCGCTTTGATATTGTGCTTGCCGGTATGGCTTTGTCCCAATACCGTGACCTCACTGTACCGAGCGGCCATATTGCGCTCGACTTCCAAGCTCTTGATATTGTTATTGTCGCCACTGACCCGTAAGACCAACTCGGCAACAGGTGCCGTGGTGTAGTCGGGACCACCAACAACCAACGTGCCGTCAGGCTCCATCCAAGGCCATACCCCGTTGGCTTCGGCATATTGTGTCAAGGCATCCCATGCACGGCTTCCAGGCTCGATTTGAACTTTATGGGTTTTATTGGTTTTAGCTGCATCGATACGGATTTTTGACAAACCCAAAGGCTTGACGATTTTTTCAATAATTTGGTTTAAATCCATATCCTGCGCATTAAACAACGGCGCAGAACAGTCCAACAGGATACCGGCATCATCACGGCCTTGAATGGTCAGCGTTTTATTGCCTTTCTCCGTCGTAGTGTGCACACGGTCGATACGGCCGCTTAATACCGTATCCCCACCGACACGGACTTCTACTTTATCGCCTTCTTTTACTGCAGTCGGGACTGCATCTACCGGACGGCCAAGCGTGACCGAAAAGTCATCGGCGGGGGTGAGCAGGTCAGAAACGATGTCGTAATTCGTCCATTGCCCATGAGTTTTACCGTTAATCATCAGAGTGACGGTATTATTTGGCGTAGGCATTTAACACTTCTCCTTTACTGAGAAAGTTTGGATGACGGATTTGCGGATTCAGACGCAACAACTCGCCAAAACGGCTGTAATCGCCATACCATTCAAACGCCAACAGATGCAGGCTGGTATCACGTCCTACAATTTTCTGCACTAACGGAGGGCGCATATTTAAAACGGCAAAAGCCTGTTTTTGCAGCTTGTGCGCCGTATCACGCAAACTTTCAGTCAGTTCGGCGGCAGTTTCAAGATATGGTGTTTGCGGCAACAGGCCGGCAGCCTCAATGCGGCGATACACATCATCAGCACTGTCTGCCGGTGTTTGGTATAACCTTAGCAGGGAATAAGCCATCTTCTCGGCCTTTACCTCATCTGCCAACATCATCGCCAAAATACGGTTTGCGGCCAGCGTGCGTTGCAAAGCAGCATGGGTATCGGATAATAGGCGTGAGATTTCCACGGGCGTCAAAGTTGGCGCATCAATTTGTGTTGCCAGAATATCTGCGGCCTGTTCTGCCAAAGCACACGCTCCAACAGTTGCGGTGAAGGCTGTGAAAGCAGCGACATCTTCAACCTTTGCACGCTGAATCAAATCGATTGCCGAAACGCTGCCTTCTGTCCCACGACTTACCTGCCACGGCGTAGTGGCGGCTTTTGACACTCCGCCAACCATATCGCGCCATCCATCCAGCCCACTTTTGCCTACGACGTGCATATTTGCCAACACACCGAATACTGATTTCAACTCGGCCACTAATACGCGCGGGCTGTTAAGAAGATTCATGGAGCCGGTGAATACGCCGTTTACCTGACCGTACATAACGCCGACTGCCGTCAATACTGTGGCATGAAATGCGTTCCAACGGCTTTGCGCCTTCTGAATCTTGCCCAAGGCCGTCTGAAACACTTCAAAACCCTGCCATGAGGCCAAATCTGCCAGCCAATCGATTTCATCGGCCAGTGCAGACGGCAATTCACGGTCAAAGAACGGGGCGGCTTTGACACTTTGCTTAAAGGTCATCCGCACCGTACAGTAATCGGGGTTTTCTTCATTATGTGCGGCTTCAAAATCAGCCACCACGCAATCGGGTACGCTGCCGTAAATCGGGTGGATAAGCTCACCCGCACCAGTCTCCCGCAAAACACCTAACAGGCTTTGCAGCCTGCTTTCATAATCATCCCCCCATAATACCGCCGTCAGGCTCATATCCATTGCCGATACGCCCGTGTCCTCAATGTCCGAACCCTGAACAAACGGGTATTCGTGTTCGGCCAAGGCGTGCGTGCCACGCAACGTATCATCGATTACATCAAAGCCGACACCCTTGAAACTGGCATCGAGCAAAGTATCTTTCCAACTCATCACGGATCCTTAATTTTTAGCTGCCGCACGCGCCGCCGCTTGATTGATATAGGCCATAATATTGCCGTTTTGAACGGTGACTGTAACGGGTATCGGCTTACCTGCCGCCGCCTGCATTTGCGCCGCCGCCGCAGTCATCTGGGAGGCCGCATTGGTAAGCTGGGCGGTTGCAGCCTGATTTTCAGTTGCCGCTGTGACATACTGTTGACTGGCTTGCTGATTGGTTTGTGCGGATTGACTGAGTTGCGCCATACTCTCTTTGAGAACAGGGCTGTCGAGCGGAGAGTTATTCCCACCCAATTCCTCCCGTTTTCTCATGTATTCGTTTTTGGCAGACGACATAAAATCAGGCAAAAACGACTGCAAGCGGTCGGCGAATGCCACCAACGGTTTACTCCAGTCGTCATATTTATCCCGTTGCGCCGCCAAATGTGTTACGCCGCCCATAGCGGCCAACGGAGCAGCACCTAAAGTAAAGGCACCCATTGAGCCTGCAGAAGGCAGAAAACGGCCGGCACCGGCAACACCTTGACCGCCTTGGAAGAACCGCCATCCGCCGCTTACCATTGAGCTTGTTCCCACAGTTGCGGATACTGCCGCAGCTCCTTGACCCGCCGCCACCGCTGTCTGCGCGACTTCCTGATTACCTCTGGCCCAGTCGGCAATACCTTTAAGCTTATTGGCCACCATGTCGGTAAAGCTTGAGAATGCGCCATATTCAGCTTCGCTGTATGCCGTTTTGAGCTGTTCTTTTTTGAATCCGGAGCCTTCGGCCACAAATTGATAAGCCCCATCTACTGCACCGGCGGCGTTGGCTTGTCCTTGCTGCAGTCGTGCGGCTTCTTGCTTGTTGTTGATGAGCGATAGCAACGCCATCAAGGCTTGGCGGTCTGAAATCAACTGGCCGACAGCCGTACCGTCAACCAAAGCTTTCTGGTTTTCCAGTAAAGCCAACTTGGCTTCATCGCCTTGAGCGGCGGCCATTTGTTTCATTAATGCCGCACTCTTTTCATCCTTGCTCACAATTTCACTGACAATATCGACCAATGCGTCCAGCGAGTTCATACCGGCGGCCTGCCGCTTATTCATGCTGGCGGTGAAATCAAAACCTTCTTGCCCGTTAATATTGATTTTCTTTGCCTTAGTAACGATGTCCGGACTGCTGATTTTTGCCAGCAGATTGACCAGGTTGTTACCGGCTTCGTCTGCACTGCCTGCAGTCATAAACGCCTGTTGGTTGGCATTTAACAAACTGCTGAAATTATCCAGTGTCGCGCCCATACCTGCGGACTTCATTGCCGCCAACTGTTGCGGCAGCCATCGCGACATGTCTTTCAGTTCAAAACCGCCATCCGCGCCCGATTGCATGGCTCGGTCGAGCAAAGCAGGAATATCGGCTTCTTTAAACCCTGCCTGCTTCGCTTTGGTCACAATATTGGCAATATCATCGGCATCGGCATTGGCGGCCAGTGCTGTTTTCATGACGGTCGGCAACATCTGTTTCACGGCAGCATCACTCAATGAGCCGCTGGCCACCATAGTATTCATTGCCTGCAAGGCCGCTTCCTTAGATGTTCCGCCAAGATAAGCGGCATCGTTTACCGTTTTATTAATTTCCGCCATGCCTGCGCGCTTTTCCTCAATACTTTTGCCTGCATACATGGTATTGGTCGCGTGGCGAAGCTCCGTGTCATAGTCCATTGTCCGGTTGACTGGCTGGGCCAACACATAACCGCCGGCCATGACACCGGCGGCAACCGAAGTCGCACCGCGCGCCAAACTTTTACCTCCTTGGATCATTCGGTTGAAACGGCTGCCGCTGTTCATTTCGGCATTTAACTCACGAATACGGTTGCGCGTCTGTTGAGCGGCTCGCGCCAGTTCATTGTGCGAAGCACGGCCGCTTTTGGCCATTGCGTTGTAGGCCGCTTGAGTACGTTGGATTTCACGGCGGATTTCACGCTCTGTGCGGATGCCCAAACGGGCGGCAGCTGCATGCATCAGCTGTTGTTGCCTGCCGGAAGATGATGCCGCACGGCTTTGAATCTGCATCGTACGGTTGGCCTCGGTCGCCAAGCGGCGCAGGCCGACACTTGCGTCATCTCGGAACTTGGCAACTAATTCGATTGTATTACGGCTCATTTTTTCTTCCGTTTACTGATAAAGGTTTGAGTGTGTCCGCCAGATGCAGATGGGGTTGAAGTTTTGGCAGACGGTGCAAACCAGGGCAGCACCACGGGAGCGGCACGGCCACGGTCAATCAAATCGGCCTGTTTGAGCCATCCATCAAGCTCCGGCTGAGTCATCTTGCCGATATCGTCGGCAGATATACCGTAACTCCCCAGCTTCAAGACTGCGTATCGGTAGCGGTCGGCACGGGCTGAACGGACAGACGCTTTTTTGCCAGCAGCTCTTGGGCGAAATAAAGCGCGTCAAAATCGGTGGCGACCAACTCATCGGCCAAGAAGTCGAGCGTTAAGGCATCAGGCTGAATCGTACCGATATGGTCGAGAGAGGCTGAATAGGCTGCCAACATACGCGCCTGACCCTCCAGCGTTGGGTCAATAGCCATATCTTCGCGCACGGTCAGCAGATGCATGGAAAAATCACGATGGACAGCGCCGTCAACAGAGATACCGTACTTCAGACGGCCTGAAACGGTTTTCAGGTCGGGAGAAATAACCAGCTCATACTCTTTTGCGGCATGTTCGAGCTCTTTGGAAATTGAAGACATAATAAAAGCCTCTAAACGGTTAATCGGATAAAAATCCAATTATCGTTTAAAGGCTATTTAAACCGTCTTTAACAGGTGTCAGTTTCGGATGGTTTACTCAATCACTTTACGGGTTGCAAAGCCGGTGATGTCGATCACCTTCTCGTTGTCCACCGTGTAGCTCTCTCCAGTTTCTTCAACACAAAAACCGAGGTAGCTGGTGGTCTTAGCGCCGCGCACGTCGGGCACCAGCGAGATTTTGCCATCCTCAATCTTGCCCCAGTCAATAACGGTGCCGTCGGTAGGCTCCACGGCTGTAATACTGATGCTGTATTGTCCCACACCGCGGGTAAAGCCTTTGACGCGGCGGCTGCGGTTCATGGTTTTTACAGGCTTGCGGCCGGTGCTGTCTTTGACGTCTATTTTGGTAATTTCCGCTTCGGTTGAGTCGAAATAAAGGGTGATACTGCCAACATATTCGGTACTCATGTTTTATGCTCCTATAAATAGAGGTCTACCACCATGCCTACTTGGTGCAGGCCGTTAACCACATCGGACGGCACGCGGCAGTTGAGCATGCCGGTGTTTTGTGCATCGCGTTCCACAATCAGGTTGGCCAAATTGTTTTCAACGTCTTCGACGATTTCCAATTCTTCGCATTTCATCAGCACGTCGATCAATTCGGAGCGGACACGGGCAATGGTGCGCTCGGTCATTTTGTCACGCGGGAAACGCAATGCGATACGGTCGGCACACGCACCTGATACATAAATCAATGTGCGCACGGTAGTCATGTCGAGCAGGCTTTCGTCTGCCGTGCCGTTGGCAGTTTTGGTATAAGTCGAAATAGCGCGGACGATTTGAGCAGATGTGCCGTCTGGGCTGGTTTCAATAGGAGTAACGCCGTTGTAGAGCGCGTTTTCCTGTTCGGTACGCATAGTTTTGTCTGCGCTGTCGCACACACCGATGCCGTTGAGCTTCAGGGTATTGAGCGGACGAGCCGGGTCTTCCTCACTGGCCACTACGGCCGCAAACGCGGCTGCCAGCTCACATGGCAGGCTAGGTGTTTTACGATACCAGGCCGAATACAGATAACCGCTGTTCAGACGGCCTGCTTGTGTCGTTGTTTGCGCCAATGCACCGGTTTGGCCATAAATACCCAATGCCCAGCGTTTTTCTTCGGGTGCGCCGACAGTTTCCAAATGTGTGCGCAACTTCAAGAGGTTCGCCTCATCGGTACAGCCTACCGCAATCAAATTATGGCCTTCGGCGATCACGGCATTTAATGCGGGGCCGATATCGGCATCGGCATCGCCACCGCTCATCGCTTTGACTGCAACGGTAATCCCTTCGGCGGTATTGCTGGCACGGATACGGATATGGTTGCCGTGCGTGCCTTTATTTTTAGCTGTCAGCGTTACCAAGCCTTCAGAGGCTGTCGCCGTTACCGGCAATGATGTTTCGGCATCAATGGCGGCTTTGACGGCAGCGGCTACGGTTGCGGCGGTTGCATTGGCGGCGACACCGACGGTCAGCGTATCGGCATTGCCGATGTTGACGCGTAAAACGCCTTGCGTATCGGCAGTGCCTGTAATCGTGATATTGCCGGTCGCCGCAACGCCTGCTTCATTGTCGGCAACGGTAATCAGGCTCAAATCTGCATATGCGTAAGCCTTGATAGCGGCCAATGCCATCAAATGCGCCTGAGAGCCGGCACCATACGCAGCTGCGACATCGGCCGCAGAATAGATATTTGCCAGCGCAGTCAGCTTGCCCGCTTTGGGATTGCTGTGTTGCGCAATGAGCAGCACACGTTGCTTGTTGGTTGGCAGGTTGCGTACAGCAAGCTTGGTGTTCCATTCGACGTAAACGCCGGGCTTACGCGTACTGGTTTGAATCTTATCGAAACTGACGTTTGCGGAAGTCATGATTTGTTGCCTTTCGGTTTGTCCTCAACAATAACCAAGTCGCCGTAGTGAATACAGCGCAGGTAATACGCGGCATTCGGCACTTCGACCGTTTCTTGGTCGGTAATATATTCATGTGGCTTGCCTGCCATAGGGACTTGCAGACCTGCGGCGGCACGAACTTTAATGGTTTCAGTCATGTTTTACCTCGGTTTTAACGGTGGCCGCC